TTGGATGTGATATTAGAAGCAATTGCTGCAGAATCAACATAGAAACCGATAGTATGATCTCGACTGCCAGTATAAGTTGTTATAGTATGTGCATTATAACCAGCTTCAACGAGATTCTTGGCTGTATCACGATTAAAAGCGATGATAGGGAATTTAACGGGCGTTTTAAGTTTGAGCGAAAAATCTGCACAAACGCCCAAGCCGTGTTTGACACCAGACTTAGGTATCATATTGTAACCAAAACGGTCATTCAGCAGCTTAGTAACGTCATGGGGTATTTTAAAAGTGACCCACAAATTATTAACGACTCCAACGTCTTTAAAACGGGTGTACTCACGTCGGTCGTAATAATTAACAGCGGGTGTTTGGTAGATATCACCAAGTATGATGATGTGCGCAGCAGGAGCCAAAGCTTGGAGTATGTGAACATATTCAACAAAGAATTGGCTACACTCATCTACGACTACATCACCATCAAAATTGGGATTCCGGATGAGATGTAAAATAGCATTATGAGGCGTCAAGGAACTAACTCCCTTCCTTTGATGAGATTCTTGAAGGTGTTTCGTTGGTGAAACAAAGGTTCCTTTTGGATATAACGAAATCGCTTTCGTGGTCTTTGACGCACTGGCGAAACCAGTGATGGCTGAAAAAGTGACTGTAAAATCACTCTTTTCTTTGGACATGCCATTTTTCAAAGCCGCCATAACAGAAGCACGGTGATCTTTCAAAATTTCACTAAAAAGAGAATTGCAGTGTTCGACAACTCTTCTTTTTGGCAAAGATACAGAATGACTCGTTTCTTCTTTGAAGAAAACCTCATATATGCTTTCAATTGTTCTCTTTTCGACGCCGGTGTAACCCTGCATCCAATAACAATCCAAACCATCAAATCCTCCACCATCAGCGAATTTGGTTGCAGTTCGCCATAGATAGATTGGATTGTTTTGAAAAGAACAGTAATAACTTGCGTACAAGTTTTCGGTCTGTAAAGTAGGAGCGATAGCATCGGTTATTGATTTGCACACTAAATCAACATCCGTTTCAGTACGCGCATCATTAAGAATACCAATGATGCGATGGTTTTTAGAGATACCCGCAAGATGTCTAGCCAATTCGACGTGTGTTTTATACGTCTGTGGTCGAACGCCGCATTTCGCTAAACGGTCTAAGTTTTTATTGTGCATTTTAGTGGCACAGGGACCGTCATAAACGAAGCTAATAAGGCGTATCTTGACATCTGGTATGATTTTAGAATTGTCGGCGAAAGAAGTTTGATCGAAATGTTCAGCCAACAAAGCAGCCATGTGACCAGGGGCGGACGATAAGTCAACGAAAACTAAAGGTCGTTTATCG